TTCAACAACTTATTCTGGATCTGCTGTAGACGAGAGTGGACAGCCACCATTTGTAATAGGTGGTAACATGTTATCAGGAGATGTAAATAATAGTTGGATTCCAACTGCAGACGATACATATAACTTAGGTACTATTACAGGCGGCACTGGTAGTAGTGATTTTAGATGGAAAGAACTATTTTTAAATCCGACTGGTGAAGGTCCGGGTAGCTCTAGTGATCTTCAAATTAAATCTGACGGTCAAGTTATTAAAATAACCAGTTCAGCTAGGTATAAAGAAAATATTAGGGGATTAGAAGTAGACACGAGTAAATTATATAATTTAAAACCAAGCACTTTTAATCATAAAACTACACCAGAATACGTAGACTTTGGGTTGATAGCTGAGGAAGTTGAAGAATCTGTGCCTGAGTTAGTAACATATAATAAAGAAGGGCAAGTAGAATCGGTTAAATATTCATTGTTATCAGTTTTGCTTTTACAAGAGCTTAAAAAGTTAAGACAAGAAATAGATGATCTAAAAAATGAAGCCAAAGAATAAGGTTGTAAGATTACGAAAACACAATCCTTTCATGACTACATCTGAGATTGCTAGACAAGTAGGGGTAGACGTGTCCTATGCACGGAGAGTTTTACTTAAAAATAATCTACAAACAAACGTACCTAAAGCTAGAAATGTGATATACTGTAAAGTATGCGATAAACCAATTATGAAGGGGGAAAGAAGTCGAGGGAAAGTTCATGTAGACGGATGTTCGTTTATTTGGAATCGAATAAGGCTAAAGTGTAGTTGGTGTAGAGCAATTTTTTATAGAACTAAAAAACGTGTGCGGCAGGGAGTAAAGTTGAAATTAAAAAATGTTTATTGCACTACAGAGTGCTATCAAAACTATAGAAAACATAATCAAAATGAAAATAGATAATGATTTAATATTACAGTGGGAACCTAAAATAAATAGGATGTTATCTAATATTTATATACAGGGGCATGACCGCGATGATTTAGCTCAAGAACTACGCATGATAGTTTTAAAAGCAGCTAAATTGTATAAACCAAACAGAAATGCCATCTTTCACACATATTTACACACGGCTATGGTAAATAGACTAAAAACTTTATGGGTGCAAGCAAGTAAAAAAATACATGGGCAAAGTTTAGATGCTACTACAAGTGATGACGCTGGTGAAGGTAGTTATAAATTAAGTGACTTTGTAAAACAGTTAGACGAAAACTTAGATGAAGTAGAATTTATAGATTATTTAGAGTCATTAGGACTCGATGATGGGGAAAAACAGTTCTTAAAAGACAAGTTTATGAACAAGACTATGAAAACCATTGAAGAAAACTTAAAAGAACTATCCAAAACAAAACATGTCAATGGTAAAGAAACTGTGGTAAACTATTCGATATACAAAGTAAAGAAATCTTTACGCAATAAGTTAAACGAAGAGAAATAATATTGGAAAATTACAATTTTATAGAGTCAGGCATCATTTTCGGATTGTGTGATGCGGGTAATTATAAGCAATTCACCTACAGTGGTAAAGACTTTGTAGAACATGCAGACGCATATTTGTTTATTCAAGAACATATTGACGAATATAAAGAGTTTCCAAAGACAGAATTACTATTAGAAAAATTTAACACGTTAAAACCAGAAGCACAATCAATTAATTTTAATTACGCGTTAAGTGAATTTAGTAAACAAGTTATGTTTAGACACATTGTAAATGCCTTTGCTAATAACAAAGCACTACTCAGGGAGAATCCAAAAAAAGCTCTGGGTACAATAATGGATAATTTAAATGACGTAGAAATATTACATGATGCAGATGTCAATCAGTATGATACAGGAGATATGGATAGATATGAAGAATGGCAGAAAAAAAGTAATATACGAAAGATGGGGGATGATTTAATTGGTATAAGAACACCTTTTAGGATGGTTAATGCTACAGGAGTGGGCTGGCAAAAAGGTGATTTAGTTACTGCTTATGCACGTCCAACCGTGGGTAAGACATGGTTGTGTTGTAAGTTAGCAGCAGATGCGATACTTAGTGGACACAAAACTCTGTTAGTATCTACTGAAATGCCTACTTCATCAATAGCATTGAGGATGGATGTGTTGTTAGCACATTCAACAGGGTATGAACTTTCTCATACAGCACTAAGGACTGGATATAAAATTGATGAAGAAAAATATAAAGAGTTTTTACAGAAGACTAATTTTAAAAACTTGTTAGTGTGTGACCATATAAGCGGGGAGGATAGTATATCGTTACCAAGCATTACTAATTTAGTGCGAAAATACAAGCCGCAAGTGTTAATTATTGATGGTGTTTACTTAATATCTACCCATGATTCTAATAAAGCAGCATGGGAACAGTCACATTCACTATTTTATGGTTTAAAAACAATGGCACTATCTACAAATACAACTGTCATAGCTTCTACACAAGCAACTAGAGATGCGGCTAATATGTATACACAACCAACTGCAAGTCAAGTAGCATTTGGTGACGCATTAATACGTGCTTCTGATGTAGCAGTATCTATGTGTATGGTAGAGGGTGAGCCAAAATTAAGAGAGATAGCGTTCCAAAAATACAGAGATGGGGATTTAGGTGGTAGAGAAGCCGAATTTATTTGGGACGTAGATAAAGGTAGAATTGAGGAGAATAATGAGTCGTTTATCTAAAAAATACAAGTGTGGTAAATGTTCTGTACAGGGGAAGTTACCGATAGGGTTAACTATTATTGACCCTAATGCTTTACTATTGAAAACTGTTTTAGGTTTAGTTAAGAATGATCCGTATTGTTTTCAATGTGGAACTACATTCCCTGATAATTCATACGAAAATATGAGATTTTGGAAGGAGTCTAATGGTTTTGTCTACAGAATCAAGCAACAACACTAGCATAGACTGGACAAGAGCTTTATTAAATTTAGGCGTTGACATCCCTAGCGGCGGCAGTCAAATATCTATTCTTTGTCCTTTTCATCACGATACAAGTGAGTCTTGTTCAATAAATGTTGATAAGGGTCTATGGATATGTTTTGCAGGGTGCGGACAAGGTGGATTGATAAGTTTTATTAGAAAGTATAAAGATTGGCAATACTATGAAGTTACAGACTATCTAAGTAAATACAAAACTATTATAGAGGATGATTTATTTACATTTGTTGAAGAAGTAGAAGAGACAACATTGTCAGAGGTTAAGATACCATATAAATTAGGCAGTGTCCCACAGTGGATATTTGATAGAGATTTTACAAAGCAAAGCATGAAAAAATGGCATTGTGGTGTTACAGGTAGTAACGGTTTAGTTATTCCGATGTTGGATGAAAACAATAGAGCAGTTGGATGGGTTGTTAGACAGGAGAATCAAATACCAAAGTATTTATATTCAAAAGGTTTTAAAAAATCACATATACTATTTGGTCAGAATGAATTAGAATCAAATACTGATATGGTATGTGTGACAGAGGGTCCATTAGACGCAATATGGTTGAATCAATTAGGATTTCATGCTGTGTCTATTTTAGGAGCGATTCCTTCAAAACGACAAATAGAACTATTATTAAGTTTACCAACTAAAGAAATCGTGGTATGCTTAGATAATGATGTGGCTGGACAACGCGGTAGTGTAAGATTAGACTATGAGCTAAGGCACAAAATCGCATTGTCATACATTGAGATACCTGACGGGTATAAAGATGTGCAGGATGTCAGATCATATGATATACTTAAAAATATAATAAACAATAGACAGTACTGGTAAGGAGGATATATGTCTGGAATCAGTATGATACAAGATAACTTAAATAAAAGAACGACTGCTATGTCAACACAATCAAATAGCGGTAAAGAAATTTGGTTAAAAGATGGAGATCAAGTTTTTATGTTGCCGGCGGCTACAGGTCAAGAAGGCGACCCGCATTTAGACGAATTTGAAGTGTATGAATTTCAAAGTGGTCCTGAAAAAAGAATTAAATCAGTGTTAGTAGTAGATGGAGAACCTGTAGAGGAAGTTCCAAGCGAAGCTATGCATTGGGAAGATGGTAGAAGAAGACTACCGAGTAGAAAATTTGCACTGTGGGTATATGTTACTGACATCTTGCACAACGAAAAAAGAGTTGATACGTGGGAAGAAGTAGTAAGCCCTACAGGCACTAAGAAATATAAAGAAGTTGTAAATGACTTTAAAGTATTTTCCCTAAAATTTGGTAGAGGTAATGGTAATTGGGGACAAGTTGTAGATGTATACAACGAAGTAGGCACCCTCAATAAGTTTGTACTGTCAGTCAAAAGACGTGGTGCATCAATAGATACCACGTACACCGTTACTAATACTAACAAAGAGCATGAGTTGCCAGAAGATAAACAAGCTGAGGTTAAGAATCTAATGCCTATGAAAGAATACTTAAACCAGCGATATGGCAGCAGTGTAGATACATCAGTCCCTGATACAGCTGTGTCAGT